GCAGGGGATTTATCCTATGCCGACGAGTCTAAATTTCCCCACGGTCCTTGGTGCAAGGAGGGTGACTGGGTAATCTTTGGTCGATACGCAGGTTCTCGGATTCAGATAGATGGTGGCGAGATTCGTTTACTAAACGATGATGAAATCTTAGGGATAGTAAATGACCCTGAAGATATTCTACACATGTAAGGAGACGTTTTAATGAGTGAACCAATGAACGAAGAGCTAGACTTTAATGTTGGCGAAGACGAGCAGGAAGCCACCGTTGAAATGAACGAAGACGGCTCCGATGCTAAGTTAGCGGTTGAAGAACCTCTTGCGGTTGAGCAGGTTTCCGCTAAGCAAGAAGCTCCTGCAGAAGAAGATTTAGACGACTATTCGGGTAAAGTTAAAAAACGAATAGACAAGCTTACTGCCCGTTTAAGAGAGACTCAGCGTCGCGAAGAGGCGGCCCTAGAGTATGCTCGTAACGTAAAGCAGCAAAACGAACAGCTTGAGCAGCAGTACCGTAAAACAGACACGGAAAGGCTCCAAGAAGCTCAAGGCCGCGTTGATAGCCATGTAATAGCTCTTAAACAGGTTATTAAAAAAGCCCGTGAAGAGGGCGACATAGACACTGAAACAGAGGCTCAACAGCGTCTTACGTCTATGATTTGGGAACAACAGCGGCTTAACGAGACGACAAACCAACGTCGTCAAGAAGCGGAAAAGCCTAAACCTGTTCAAGAACAGCCAGAAATACTCCGTCCAAGAATGCCTGAGCCGGATTTAAAGGCAGAGGAATGGGCAGAGCAGAACCCTTGGTTTGGTACAAATACTGTGATGACCCACACAGTTAGGGGAATTCACATGGACTTGGTTCAAAAAGAAGGGTTTGACCCAAGCTCCGACGAGTACTATAGTGAGATAGATCGTAGGATGAGCCGAATATTTCCTAGTGAATACGGTATTGAGCCTACGCCACAAAACAACAGGACTAACCGACCCGTGCAAACGGTAGCCCCTGCAACCCGATCTTCGGGAGTAAATAACTCAGCACGCCGCTCTGTTAGGTTGAGTCCCAGTCAGGTTGCGATAGCAAAAAAACTCGGGGTTCCACTTGAAGAATATGCCAAATACGTTAAGGAGTGATTAAAATGAGCGATAACAACGTGCCAAAACTCAATCGCAGTGCCCGTGATTCGGATACCCGTGACACAACTGCGCGCCGTAAAGCTTGGGCTCCTCCTTCACGACTAGACGCGCCTCCTGCGCCTCCGGGCTATAAGCACCGTTGGATCAGGGCTGAATCTGGTGGGATAGACGACCGCACTAACGTAGCAGGGAAACTCCGCGAGGGGTATGAACTGGTTAGAGGGGACGAGTATCCTGACTTTGATTCAGGTGTTCAGGATGATGGTAAGCATGCAGGGGTTATTTCTGTGGGCGGACTACTGTTAGCCAGAATACCCGATGAAACAGCAGAAGAGCGTCGAACGTATTATTCTTCACGGACCCATGATCAAATCAGGGCAGTCGATAACGACATGTTGAAGACGAATGCACACTCGTCAATGAAAATCAACGCGCCGGAAAGACAGTCCAAAGTAAGCCTCGGTGGCCCACGAACGGGTTCCGAGTAACCTTAATTTTAAAGGACATTTATCATGGCTAATGTAGACAAAGCCTTTGGCTTACGTCCGCTTGGTAACCTTTCTGGCACTGGTAGCCAGAAGCAGTACGGTTACGAAATTGCGGATAACCAAGCGGGTGCTATTTTTCAGGGTGACCTAGTCACGTTGAAAGACGGTTATATCCTGCAATTCAACCCTGCCTCTCACACAGCGGCGGTAGGCGTGTTTAATGGTTGCAACTATATTGATCCAACCACTGGCAAGCCAACTTGGAGCAACTACTATCCCGGTTCAGTGAACATCACACAAGGTAAGATCATCGCAGAAGTTCTTGATGATCCTAACCAGATGTTCCTGATCCAAAACGACGGTACTTCAGCCGCTACAGACTACGGCAAAAATGCAGACATCGTTGTTGGAACGGGCAGCACTACAACAGGTGTTTCAGCGAACGAGTTGGATACATCAAGCATTGCTACTACTGCAGCACTTAACCTTAAGATCATTGGTCTTTGGGACGTGCCCAACAACGCAGTCGGTGCTAACGCGGTGGTTGTGGTTAAAATTAACGAGCACCTTTACGGTTCTGCCGGTGTTGCAGGTCAATAGGAGACTTAGGTCATGGCTATATCACGTTCACAACTAGTAAAAGAGCTAGAGCCGGGTCTAAACGCTTTGTTTGGCCTCGAGTATAGTTCTTACGATAACGAGCATGCTGAAATCTACGAAACCGAGTCTTCTGACCGTGCGTTCGAAGAAGAGGTCATGCTTTCCGGGTTTGGCGAAGCGCCAGTTAAAGCCGAGGGTTCGGGTGTTGCATTCGATCAAGCCCAAGAGGTTTACACTGCTCGCTACACTCACGAAACAGTGGCTTTGGCCTTCTCACTGACTGAAGAGGCAGTAGAAGACAACCTGTACGACCGTCTATCGGCTCGTTACACAAAGGCACTTGCTCGTTCAATGGCGACAACTAAGCAGATTAAAGCTGCTTCTATCCTCAACAACGCTTTCACTACCTCTATCGGCGGTGACGGCAAGCCTCTCTGTGCGACAGACCACCCAACACTGGGCGGACCTGATCTTGCAAACGAGTTGGCTGTTGCGGCAGACCTTAGCGAAGCTTCTCTTGAGCAAGCACTTATCGACATCGCAGCGTTCACTGACGAGCGCGGCCTGAAGATTGCTGTTCAAGGCACTAAGCTCATTATCCCTAAGGAGCTTCAGTTCACTGCAGACCGCATCATGAAGTCTACTCTTCGTGTCGGCACTGCGGATAACGACATCAACGCCGTTCGCAACATGGGCATGGTTCCACAGGGCTACAGGGTAAACCATTACCTCACAGACCCTGACGCATGGTTCATCATGACTGACGCGCCTAACGGCATGAAGATGTTCAACCGTGTAGCTATCAAGACTGGCTTCGAAGGCGACTTCGACACCGGCAATGTCCGCTACAAGGCACGTGAGCGCTACAGCTTTGGCTTCAGCGACCCACGTGGTATCTTTGGTTCACCGGGTACACCGTAAGCTAAAGAGCACGACTAGAAAGGGCCCTTAGGGGCCCTTTCTTTTGTGGGTAGAAAAGTAATATGCCTAGAGAAACTAAAGTAAAGAAAGAGCCGCAAGGCTCCCGAGTATGTACTTCGTGCAACAAAGTTAAGCTATTAACTCAGTTCGAGCACTTTAAAGAGGGGCAAATACGCGGAGTATGCCAACAGTGCGTTATAGCGCAACGAGCAAGAAAAACCTCTGCTACCCCTGAATCCTACCTTCGAGTACTAAACACTCAATTAAAATCCCAACGGATTAAACAGGGCGTCGAATACGAGTTAACCAATGAAGACGTTATTGACCTGTGGGAAATGCAGGACGGTAAGTGCGCTTTATCTGGCGTGCTCATGACTCACCAAAGAGACGGCACTTACGGCGACAGAAAGAAAAAAGAATTCAATGCCTCAATAGATCGCATAAACCCGCAAGGCCCTTATGTACGGGAAAACGTACAGCTACTTGCTGCTAGGGTAAATACCATGAAACACACGCTTGGCGAAGAAATGTTTATATGGTGGGTAAAGAACATTTACGAGACCAGAATTAAGTGATATGTTGGGGGCGCTGCAATTCCGCAGTGAACAGCTAATGCTTTTCTGTTGTGTTTTATCTCCCTTGTAGAGTCTTAGCCCACCCCCCACAGGTGGGCTTTTTTATTTGTGCAACAAGGGAATAACTGGTATATACTGTTGTAAATCCGGAATCAAACCGGCTTATCTGACAGTTTCCGGGCTGACGACATGCAGACAGATAAGCCCCATAACTCGCATGTGAGGATTTCCCAATGAGTTCAACAACTTTTTCAGGTCCGGTCACCTCGACCAACGGTTTTGTCGGCGCTGTAACAGGCAACGTAACAGGCGCAGTTGCTGCGACCACAGTTACCGCTTCTAGCACGCTTGATGTGACCGGCGACGCCACTCTTTCAGGCACTGCTAACGTCATCATTATCCCTACTAGTGACCCCGGCGTAACCGGCGCTATTTGGAATAACGGCGGAACTCTGGCTGTCTCAGCGTAGGTTGATCCCTAACACCTAGAGGAGAGACCCTATGAGTTCGAGTAATATTCAATCCGTTACCAAAACAGCCGATGCTTCTGCTGTGGTAGGCCGGTGCCGACTATATGGCGTGTACTTCACAAACTCCGCCACAGCGTCTTCTTTTTCTTTGAAAAATGGGACAACAAGCTCTGGAACAGCTCTGTTAACAGTAAATACTCCCGCAGCGGCAGGTGGACAGGACCTTATGATTCCTGACGCAGGCATGTTGTTTGACTCGGGTATTTTTATTGATGTTGCTGATGTAGAGGTTACTAGCGTTACCCTATTGTTCGAAGGCGGAGCGGCAGCCTAATGGCTTCCACAAAGGCGGTAAAACGCACGCCTTCTGGGCGTGTGTCCTATCGAGGTGAAACTTTTGCAGGCTACAATAAGCCGAAAAGAACCTCAGGAGGCAGCAAGAAGTTTGCTGTTTTAGCCAAGAAGGGAGACGACGTAAAACTGGTGAGGTTTGGCGATCCGAATATGACGATCAAAAAAGCCATACCAGAGCGTAGAGCCAACTTTAGGGCTCGTCACAACTGTGACACTGCTAAAGATAAATTTTCAGCACGATACTGGAGCTGTAAAAAATGGTAGCTAAACAAGGACTATATGCGAATATCGCGGCCAAGAGAGCGCGTATTGCAGCGGGTTCAGGCGAAAAAATGCGGAAGGTAGGAGCCCCGGGCGCACCTACTGCAAAAGCATTTAAACAAGCCGCAAAAACCGCTAAGCCAGTAAATAAGAAGGATGGGGGAATAGTCAAAAAGGGCTACCACCGCATGCCTGATGGTACGATTATGAAAGATTCGGCCCACAAGGGCCGTACAACCAAACGAGGTAAGTAACATGGCCGGACGGGGAATGGGTGCCGCTACTAGAGGCGGAGGATGCGTAGGAACTGGTCCTAAAAACAAAGTTCAATCTAAGCCTAGTCGTAAGGTGGGTGACCCCATCATGATGAATAAAGGTGGCGACGTAAACAAGAAAATGGCCGGTGGCGGTATGATGAAATACCGTGACGGCGGAGCGGCCTGTAAGTAATGGCTACCTCAGGAACAACAGACTTTAACCTTTCGATTGACGACCTCGTAGAAGAGGCGTTCGAGCGTTGTGGCATGCAGATGACTGCAGGCTATCAGCTTAACTCGGCTCGTCGTTCGTTAAACCTGTTGTTCTTGGACTGGGCTAACCGAGGCCTTAATCTTTGGACCATAGAGCAAGCTACTTATGCTTTGGTTCAAGGCGACGCTGAGATATCCCTGCCAACAGATACGGTAAATGTTTTGACCGCAGTTATCCGTCAAACAACTAATGGACAGCAGCAGGACATAAACATCGAGCGTATTGGACGGGAGGAGTACCTCAATGTCCCAGACAAGCTTACGCAGGCACGGCCGTCTCAGATATACATTGAGCGTACAAATACACCCAAGGCTTATTTATACCCTGCAGCAGATAAGGCGTATACGTTGGTTTATTACCGCATACGCCGCATGGAAGACGCCGGAGATTACACCAATAATACGGACGTTAATTTCAGATTCCTTCCATGTCTGGCCTCAGGACTGGCTTACATGCTGTCTTTAAAGTACGCTCCAGATCGCACGGGCGCTTTGCAACAGATGTACGAGCAGGATTTTGATCGAGCGGCGCAGGAAGATAGGGATACGGCAAGCACGTACTTTCTTCCCGACGTAGGGTACTAAAATGGCTCATGCAACGGGTAAGTATTCTTACGCCCTTTGTGACTATTGTGGGCAGCGTTACCCTTACCAGACTCTGAAAAAGAACTGGAAAGGGTTTATGGTCTGCCCTGAGGACTATGAGCCAAAAGAGCCGCAGCTAACTCCCTTAAAGTACAGGGGGGATGCGATAGCTCTACAGGACCCTCGTCCTGATAGAACAGAACCACTGGATGTTTATGTTAATAACACCGGCGGGGATACACCTTTTGAGACAGTGCCGGGATCAATGCAGCCTGCCCCTCCTGCAATTGCAGTTGAAGGCATAGGCACATTGGGAACGGTTACGGTGGTGACTACATGACGTATGATGAGTTAGTGACAAATATACGTAACTATACCGAGGTAGACAGCAATGTCTTTTCCAACTCGGTCATAGACACGTTTATTTTGATGGCGGAGAACCGGATTCTACGCGACATCGACCTCGATGTGTTTAAGGTTGAAGCTACCGCAAACATGACCTCGGGGAATAGGTTCTTAGTTTCACCAAGCGATATACTGACTCATCGCTACATAATGGCGACGTTTAACGGAGATCAGACCTTTTTAGAGTTTAGGGACACCTCTTTCATGAAAGAGTATTGGCCCGACTACTCAGAAACAGGCACTCCTAAATACTATTCGGTGTGGGACCAGAACACGTTTTACATTGCGCCTACACCGGACGCTAACTACGAAGTTCAGTTAGGATACATATATAAGCCGCAACAGTTGTCGTCTTCAAACACGACAACTTGGATAAGTACCAAGGCTCCTGAAGCGCTTTTATATGCGTGCCTGATACAGGCATATAGCTACACGAAAGGCCCGCTTGATATGCTGACATATTTTGAAAACAGCTATAAGCAGGCCATACAAGGT